TACCGTTAAAAAAATAAAATCGACAGTTTCAGTATCTACCTCTCATGGATTGACTGAGGGTGATACTATTACATTGAACGTAAAACCAAATCTTACTGTAGGTATTGGAACTTCATCGTCAGTAAAAGTTTTAAGAAATTTAAGTTCAAACTACTTAGAAATAAATCCTGTTGGATTTAATTCACTAGGTGTAAGCACTGTCACAAATCAAATCCAAATACTCAGTCATGAATTTAAAACTGGAGACAAAGTTAGATATAATGGAAATGAAGTAATTTCTGGTTTATCAACAGACTTCTATTTTGTATATAAAGTGGATGATAATAGCATTAGTTTGTGTGAGACTTATAATGGTTCATTGTTAAATCCTCCAACAACTGTTAGTTTTGCATCTACTGGAGGATCTACTCAAACACTATCATTGATTAATCCGCAAATCAAATCTGTAAAAAATAATAATTTGACATTTGACTTATCAGATGCTTCTTTATCAGGATATAAGTTTAAAATATATTATGACCAAGAATTTTTAAATGAATTTATTTCTACTGGATCTACCAATAATTTTAGTATATCTGGAGTTGGAACTATAGGAGTTTCCGCAAATGCATCATTAACTATTAATTATAATTCAAACATTCCAGAAAAATTATATTATTCACTGGAAAAATCTGGATACATAAGTACTTCGGATAGTGATGTGAAGAATTACTCTGAAATTCTTTTTGTTAACAGTCAATATAATGCAAATTATACGATTTCTGGAGTTGGTACTACTACTTTTAGCATTAATCTTACAGGTAAACCAGAAAAACTATCTTATACAAAATTAGAATGTGATACTTTAGAATATACTACAACATCGACCTCAGCAAAAGGTCCAGTTAGTAAAATAAATTTAATTTCTGGTGGAGAAAAATATAAAAAAGAACCAAATATTACTGGTTCAAATTCTCAAAACGGTGAAAATTTATATGCCATTCCAAAATCCAAACTAATAGGAAATATAAAAGAAGTTAGAATAATTAATCAAGGTTTTGAATATTCTTCAGATAAAACATTATCTCCTCAGGCATTTATATCTCCAAAAATTACTCTTAAAGACTCAAATACTGTTGGAATTATAACAGTAATTGATGGTGGAAAGAATTTTGTGTCTGCACCACAAATTGTGGTTGTAAATAAAGATACAAGAGAAGTTGTTGATAACGGATTGTTAAAATCAACTTTATCTGGAAGTTCGATTTCAAATGTTCTTATTGATGTTAATCCAAAAGGAATTTCTGATGAATCGGCAGAATTATTTACAGTCAATAATACAAATGGCATTAGCATCATTCAAGTTAAATCTTCAGCAACTGGAATATTTACATGCGTATTAACAACTCCAACTTCCGGATTCCCCATTGATCCCTTTGTTGTTGGAGAAGAAGTTTTTATTGAAGGAATACAAAAATATAGTTCTACTGGAGATGGATTTAATTCCGCTGATTATGGGTATAAGTTTTTTACAGTATCAAATTATGAGAATAAATTTACTCCAGGTCTTCTTAATGATCAAGTAACAATAAATGTCTCTGGTTTTACAACAAATACTGGAATTGCAAAAACAATTCAAGATTCCTCTGGCACTATTATCAGTAGAGATGATTACCCAGTCTTCGAACTAACAATTAAACCATCAGAATTTGAAATTGGAGAAAAATTAATTTCAAATAATGTTGAAAGAGATTTGGAAGTTGTAAAATATGACGATTCTGTTTCCATTAAGGTTTTCGGATCATATGATTTATCAAAAGGAGAAGTCATTACAGGAAAATCTTCAGGAAACGTAGCAACCATAGAAGATTTGGTCCCGTATGATGGTAAATTTGATGTTAGTTTTTCTACAAGAAAAAATGAAGGATGGAATAATGAAACTGGAAAGTTGAATACTGATTATCAAGTAATTCCAGATAACAATTATTATCAAAATCTTTCATATTCAATTAAAAATTCCCAACAGTGGAAAGATATTAGAACACCGGTTAACAGTTTAGTTCACCCCGTTGGATTGAAGAATTTCTCTGATACTCAGATTACTTCAGATTCTGATGAAAGAGTTGGTTTTACAGAGAGTTTTAATGAAACTACCATAATTAAAGATATATTTGATGAAAAACGTGTAGATACCATTTATAATTTCGATTTTGTAAAGGACATAGATGTAATTGGAAGTAAATCTAAGTTTTTGAAATTGAAAAATAAAAAACTTACTAATTATGTTGAAGTTGGATCAAATCTTGTATTAAAAATTGATGATATTAGTAATGAATTTTCTAGTTCCGAATCGGAACAGAATACTTACACAGATATATTTGAAATTGATCCATCCGAATCTTATTCAAGTTATCTTTTTAAAGTATCAGATATCAACAATACAAAAATACAATTAACAAATTTAACTATAATAAATGATGAAATTAGTGAAAACTCTTTTATTTTAGAGAAACAATCATTAGTTAATGTTGGATCTGGATTGACTCACAATGATGATGAAGAATATGGAGATTTTTCAATTGAAAGTGATAGTTTTGATACTAACTACTTGAGATTTACCCCAAAAGATCCATTCAATACAGAATATAACTTAAAATACATCAAAAAGAAGTTTATTCCTGGAGTAGGAATAGGAACATCTTCTATAGGATTTATTGATATCACTTCGAACTCTGAGGAAATTATTACAGGATCAGAGTCTACATTAGTTCAATTTGATACGAATAAAATATCTTCATTGTATGTTACAAATCAAGTAATTCAAGAAACTACTAATAAAATTAATTTTGTCGAATTATATGTAACTCATGATGGCACAAATACTAATATTGTAGAATATTATTTTGATACTACCCCATTTAATAGATCTAGTGAACCAATTGGAATATTTACTTCGTTTATTGACTCTGGAAATATATCAATAAAGTATATAAATGATACTTCTTTTGACACAACAGTTAAATCTAGAGTGGTTGGTTTTGGTACTACTTCAATTGGAATTGGTACACATAGATTTAAATTAAATGGACAACCATTAGGAAATGAAAGGTCTGCAATTTATCAGTCCAATTTTTCAGGAACGTCTTCTGGACTATCTACCTCTGTAATATCACTCAATAAAAATATATTTGATGCCGTAAGATCTTTAATTGAAGTCAGTATTGGATCAACTAAATCTATTCATCAAGTTCTTTTAGTTCATGATAATTTTAACATTTATTCTCAACAATCAGCATTTCTTTCAGTTGGAAGCACTTCTGGTATAGGTACATTTGGAGGAGAATATTCTGGATCCAACTTTAATCTAAAGTTTTATCCAGATTCTGGAATAACTGATGATATAAAAATTCTTTCTTTCAATGAATGCCTTTACACTGAAGTTGACTTTGTAAATGATGCTCCAGATCTTCAGTTTGGAACATCAGTCGAAAGTGTCGAAACATCCCAATATTTTGCATTAAATGGAACTAGAATAAACAAAAAGAATTTTGTGTTAAGAAATAATGGAATTCCAATTTTTGCCAAAAAATTTGATCCATCAGATACTAATGTCTTAAATCCATCAACTGGAATTTTTACAATAGAAAATCATTTCTTTAGTGAAAATGAAGAATTAATTTATACACCAAAATCAACATTTGTTGGTGTTGGATCCACTCCAATGGTTTATAAAAATGGATCTATTAGTGATATTTTACCATCTTCAATATTTGTTGTAAATAGAACCGACGATACTTTCCAAATATCCACAACAAGAGCAGGATCTGCTGTTACTTTTACCTCTCTTGGTGAAGGAAATATGCATCAATTTGAAATGTCTAAAAAGAATGAAAAATCACTTATTACTATAGACAACATTGCACAGTATCCACTGATTTATACTAAGATTCAAACATCTTTATCTGGAAATGGTGGAAGTATTAGTACAGATGCTACTATTTTCTCTTTAAGTGGAATTTCAACATTAAATCCCCTTGATATCTTAAAGATTGATGATGAATATATGGAGGTAATAAATGTTGGTTTTGGAACAACAAATATTGGACCTATTACAAATACAGGATCAGAAACTTTAGTGGAAGTTGATAGAGAATTTGTTGGATCTTCTGCAACATCGCACTTGGATGGAAATATTGTTCAAATATATAAAGGATCTTATAACATTATTGGAGATGAAATTTTCTTTACTAAGTCTCCTAGAGGAAATGTTTACATAACAAGAACTGAAAACAATTTGAATTTTGAAACTTCAGATTTTAATGGGAGAGTATTTTTAAGAAAAAATTATGATAGCAATCAAATTTATGATGATATCTCTAATGAATTTACTGGGGTAGGAAGAACTTTTACCTTAACTGTTGGTGGAGCAAATACTATAGGAATCGGAACCACTGGAGGAAATGGTATTGTCTTTTTAAATGGAATATTCCAAACACCCACTACGGTAAATAATCCAAATAATAACTTTAGTATTATTGAGGATTCTATTGCAGGAATATCCTCAATTGTGTTCAGTGGAATAAGAACAGATATTACCGATCCCAATAGCATATTAATATCAGAGTCTGATATTAATCAAAATCAAATCCCAAGAGGTGGAATTATTGTTTCTTTAGGGTCTAGTGGAGGACTTGGATATGCACCTCTTGCTGGAGCAGCAGTCACTGCTACAATTGATGGTAGTGGATCTATCATAGGAATAACAACAGGGATAACTGGAGGATCTTTTGGATCTGGATATAATGGAATAGTATCTATAGGTATAAGTGTTTATGAGGATGGCCATACTGGAGGCGTAGCATCTATTGGAGCTACTGTTGGTGTTGGGGGAACTTTAATATTTACGATTAATAATGGCGGAAGTGGGTATACAAATCCAGAAATATTTGTGTCCGAACCATCATATGAAAATCTTGAAGTTACTGGTATTTCTAGAATTGGTGTTGGAACAACAACTGATACCGGAATTGGACTCTTAGTTAATATTGAAGTTGGTGCCAGCAGCACAACTGGAATAGGATCTACTTATTTTGAAGTTTCTAGTTTCTCTATTAGTAGATCTGGATACTCATTCAAAAAAGGAGATATATTTAAACCAGTTGGATTAGTAACTGATGGTAGGTTATCCTCTCCAATTTCAGAGTTTCAACTTACTGTTTTAGAAACATTTAGTGATAATTTTGGTGCTTGGCAATTTGGCGAATTTGATTTCATTGATTCTATTGCAAATTATCAAGATGGATCTAGGGTAAGATTCCCATTATTTTATAATGGATCTTTATTAAGTTTTGAAAAACAAGAGTCTTCAAGTTTAGATCTTTCCAATTTAATTCTAGTAATTATGAATGGGGTTATTCAAGACCCTGGAGTAGCATATATTTTTGATGGAGGTACTTCATTCACATTTACAACAGCACCAAAACCAGAAGATGATATTGCAATATTCTTCTATAGAGGAACCAGAGGAGAAGATGATTTATTAGTCACAAATGTTTTACCAACATTGGAAAAGGGTGATGATGTTCAAGTGTTTAGAAATGATAATATTTCCGAAACTATTACTCAAGACAGAAGAGTAATTTTTGACCTTTCTTTCTCCGATAAATTTGAAACTAATTTATATTCAGATCAAGGTATTGATGAAATAAATGATAAACCAATGTCATGGACAAAACAGAAAACTGATAGAGTTATAAATGGAGATCTTGTTTATAAAACAAGAGAATCAATAATATCTCAAGTTTATCCAACTGCAAAAATCATCGGAAATGTTAATTCTTCTGATACTAGACTATTTGTGGATGATCCGGATTTATTTACTTACAACCTTTCTGCACCATATACATTCTCGGGAATTTTAGTCGATGAAAAAGAGTTATCATCTGCAAATATTACTGCTTCAATTGGTGTAGGTGGAACTATTTCATCGTTAACAATTTTAGATGGTGGTAATGGTTATACTGGATCTACAGTTGAAGTTAGATTCGAATCTCCACTAATAATCGGAGTAGGAGTTGGTACAACTGCATCAGCAACCGTTACTGTTGGTAGTGGAGGATCTTTAACTACTCCAATCAATATAACGAATCCTGGATTGGGATACACTGTAAATCCAAAAGTCATAGTTTCATTACCAAATCAAAACATTGAGAATATTGTTAAAATAGAATCAATTAAAGGATTCTCTGGAATTATAACAGGTATTGGCACAACAACCAATGCTGGACAATTGGCTCTAAAATTTAATCTTAAGAGGAATACTACTTTTGGAAATGACTTAGAGGTAGGATATCCAATATTTGTAAAAAATACTCATGTTGGATTTGGAGTAACTTCGGTCGATAGTGGAGATTCTGCAATTGTTGGTATTGGAACGACATTTTTAGACAATATTTATTATGTACATCAAATAACAACTGATGGTGTAAATGGAATTGTAACTTGCAATGTCGATTCTGGAACTATAACAAGTGGAATAGATACCAGTGGGGATTTTGTTGGGGAGTTTTCTTGGGGTCTTATGACTACAATAACCAGGTCCTCTTCACCAATTTCAATAGGAGTTACTGGAAAAACTGTAAATATTGGTCTTACCACATTCCCAACTATTCAAAGAAGAAACGAAGGATTAAGGCAAAATGGATCTTTGCCAGAAAAATTGGACTAACGTAACCCATATAAATATCTAAAAAACTATGTAATATGGCTGCTGTAGTAACAGATCAATTTAGAATTGCCAATGCAAATAATTTTGTAGATTCTGTACTGGATACCAATAATTCCTATTATGTATTTTTAGGATTATCTAATCCTGGAGGTCCCGGTAATCCTATTGGATTTGGGAGATCTATAACATGGGATGATTCTCCATCATCTCCACCAAGTCCAATTGATAATTTTCAATATTTATCTCATTATAGAAACACCGCATTGTTTGGCAAAAAAATTAATAGTGCAAATATAAGAAGAGTTATAAGAAAAGTTACATGGACATCTAATACTAGATATGACATGTACAGACATGACTATAGTGTTTCAAATTTGACCCCAAATGCTCAAACAGCAAGATTGTATGATTGCAATTATTATGTAATTAATAGTGATTTTAGGGTTTATATTTGTTTGTATAATGGATCATCAGGATCAAATGTTTTAGGAAAC